TTCCGATTAGCTCGTCGGCAGCAAAGTAATCGATGATAATGTCATCACCGAATACGCGTATCGTCTCGCTATTATGCAAGGCAGGTATGCGTACCCGGTCACTCGCGACTTGAGCCGCCAAGGTAAATATTATACATTCAACAGGAAAACAAGTAGCACTGCCCATTGGGGCAAACTTCTTGATCCTGACAGTTTGCTTATCGCATTCTGTAGATGTAGAACGTGTACCGAGTAACCAGTAAAGAAGTGGTGTTCCTTTGAACACCTCCTTTACTAGTTCGAGTGTCACTGAGTCAGAAGCGGCTGAAAGGTCAATCGTAGCATAACTACCAGTAATACTCCCAAAAAGAGCAAGCTGGCCAGAGATGCTTTGATCGTGTAGATTTACCCTATGTTTCCAAAATTGAGATTCTGAAAACATTGAATCAATACTACGTCTCACGCCTTGCTGATAGAACTGAAGTTCTACCGGTTCAGCAGAGATACCTCGGAGCTTTTTCCAAGTCTTGGGTACAGAGATGAAGCGCGATGTCCTAGTGGACTTTTCGCTCATCAGCCAAGGACAATAGTCCTTTTCTGTACCTAGACAATTATGGTCCAGGAGATAAGCTATTCTACGATCACTACGTGTGTGCAGGTACTTTTCGTACCAGCATTTCACTTTGGGATCGGCAACAGCACCTGGACCATGTTGAGGAAGGAAAGACCCTAGTTTCCAGTCATGAAGTGTTTTTCGCGCAAGCGAATTCATTTCATTAAGGATACTGGCTACTTCATGATTATCACGAAGTGGCGAAGCAATAGATAAATCATGCTCGAAACTGATAAAATCCGCATTTGCGGTTTCTACCAGATCGGGCCGATCTAGTTCAATCTTTGACAGAAATGAACAGATCTGATGAATCCACTTAACGGCCTCCACATCCCCAACCTCCCCGTTTCTAACTCCGTAGCAAATGCTACGAACTAGAGACATAACACAGCCTAAATCATTAGGCACTAGGATCCCTTTCGGGAGGTCGCCTTTAAAGCGACTCGACATTGATAACTGGTTTAAAAGCCAGTTGTCAATGTCGTCTAGGAAGGTCAGCAAACTTGTTAGG